TTCAACCTTGCCTTACGATACTCCATCTCATCACGGGTATAGCGATCCATTCTACCTTGCTGCGGTTGACGCTGATTAGGATCTGTTTGAGTTTGTACCCCACCCCCACGACGCATATATCCAGCACCACTTACTTGAGAATCTCCAGAGACCATCATACCCGCTTGCGATCTACCATCCTGATATGATTTTGTGTCTTTTGCTCCTCTTACTTTTTTAGGAGTTCTCTTTGCTGCCTCATCAATATAAATCTCCGCCATCTCATCCCAAGTATAATCACTCAGGTCGTAACCTTCTTCGATGAGTGAATTCACCCAGTTCTCAACTTCTTCATTTGCAAGTGATTTCAAACCATGCTTTTTAACATGCTCACCCGCACGACGACCTGCTTCACGAGTTACAGAAGCAATTTTACCTAAGGTATTTCCAGTTTCACTTGCAAGACGACCAGCAGTTTGAGTTGCTTTACGGTGACGCTCCATACCTGCAAGAATTTGTCTTGCAATTGCATCTCTGATTGGTTTTTTTGACTTTGGTTGTTCTTTTTTAGATTCAGTATCAGCACCATTAGATGCTGTTTCCATTCTTTCAGACTCTTTTCTCTTTAGTGCTGCCTCTTTTGCCTCCTTTTTTGCTGCTTCTTTAGCATCAATTTTTGCTTTTACGTCAGCATAAGATTCACCACCAGTTCTTTTCTTTGCTGATCTTTCTTCCGTAAGAATAGTAAGATCTTCCGAAAGATCATAAACAAATTCCACAAAGTTATCGAGACCAACCTTTTCAATTAGAATATTAATACCATCCTCATTAAGTCCATAAGTATAAAAATACTCAGTTGCTACTTCAACAATGTCTTCATCATATACGGTATTATTATATTCATTTGCCAATTCCCACAATTCATCATTATAAACTGCCTCGTACATGAGACGCATATCTTGAACTTGTTGCGAATTCATTCTACTTATTGTATTTTTAGTTATTTATAAAAAAAAAACACTCCGAAGAGTGTTTTTTCTTAAAGGCTTTGAGTCGTGCCTTTTCCTGTCGGAGTGCCTGCGGTTTGAGTTTCCGCTTCTGCTCCTTTTTGGAATGGTGCTGCCAGTTTGGAAGTTTCATCGTAGGTTACGGACCAGTCTATGACCGTGCGAATTTGTTGGTTGTAGGACCATACAGATTTTAGCATATCGGCATCCACTCCATGGGTTTCCATCTGAACTATCAGCGAATTCAGATCTTTGGGAAAACAAGTGCCACCAAATCCACGATCATTATCAAATCCAGGAACTTGTGTATGTGAATTGCCGATACGACTATCCGAAGTTACACCAGAACAAACAGTTTCGTAATTCATTCCAACTGCTTCACAAAGATCATACATTTTATTAAAGTATGCTACTTTGCAAGCAAGGAAACTATTTGCGAAATATTTAATTGCTTCACTTTCATCGGAACTAGTTATAACACTTGGAATTTCTGGAAATATAGTTTTAAAAAAATTTGCAAATTGCTGACAAAGATTTTTATCTCCACCAACAACATTTCTTTCAGAATTTCTAAAATCTTCAACAGCATTTCTAGCAGTTAAAAATTCTGGATTGTGAATAACTTTATATTTTTTAGAGTATCTTTTAGTTGTTCCAATCGGAACAGTAGACTTGATGATAAAAATACCATCTACATGTTTTGGAAGATCTGCAAAAAAAGTATCCAAAATAGAAAGGTTACACTCTCCAGTACTTTTCATCGGAGTTGGAAGACATACAAAAATAAATGCCTGCTTCAAAACTTCATCCAAAGTATTAAAAGATTTGTTTTTATCTACATCAAAAACTTTGCAAGTTACTTTGTCTCTTAAATTTTGATATACTGCATTTCCAACAAATCCATTTCCAATAATTCCAATCATACGCCAATCCTACTAAATCCTTTTACTTTATCAAATTTTATCACATTTTCAAATTTATCTTCAAGTCCGGTCTTATGAGAAATCACGAATATATTAGCATCCTTTATGACATAACGAATAATCTTAAGAAACTCATCGGTTCCAAAACCATCAAGGGATGAGTCAAAAACTTCATCCATTATTAAAAGGTTCGTGTTCACTGAGTTCTTAAGTCTTGCGACTTCTCTCCAAGTAAATAGCAAACTCAAATCAACTCTCATTTTTTCACCTTCACTAAAAGAATCATAAGAGAAGTTCTCGTGAATGGGGGACTTTATGCTCTCATTAAATTCACTATCAAGATGGAAATTAATATAAAAATCCATCATCTGTAAATAACGATTCACCTGTTGATTAATGAACGGGAGATACTTTTTAATAATCTTCGTTTTTACACCATCATCCTTGAGTAAAGAATAGGCAAAATCATAATGAACTATTTCTTCTTTTTTATCTGAAAGGTCATCAAATGTTTTTTGAAGATTATCTCTAAACTCTTCTAACTTCTCATTTTCAGTATTTCTGTTTTTAAGTTGTTCGGTAATAGTTTGAACTTCAGATTCAAGGTTTCGGATTTGTCTCTGACTGAGTGAAATCCGAGTATTGTTTTGAGAAATCTCATGGTTGAGTTTCGTAATCTCCTGTGATAGTGCTAGAAATTGACGCTCTCGTTCTTGTTCAAACTTCATAGTCTCCTCAAGTTCCTGAAAACCTTTCTGGAGTTCCTTTGCTTTATTTTGAGCGTCTGTAATTCTATTTAACCGAAACTCTTCTTCAATTGTTTGAGTGCAAGTAGGGCATACCGTATTTTCGGTAAAGAACTTGTGCTCTCTAGTAATCGTAGATACTTTCTGAGATATTTTACCCTTAAGATTATTGAGTTTTCCTAACTTCTCAGTAGCACCAATAACTTCTTCTTGTTCCTTAGTATATTTGAAGATATCCTCTTCGGTCTTGGCATTCTCGGTCATATAAGTACTGACTTCAGTATCTAAATCGGAAATTTTCCGTTTATTGGCATTTATATTAGCATTACCACGATTCTCAAGTTCCTCAATAAAACTCTTCTGCATTTCAACCTTGTCCTTAAGGTTTTGCTTCTTCAACTCAAGAGATTTTATTTCGTCCTTTTTACTACGAATCTTTTCTTTGATGAGAGTATTCATCGTAGAGAATATTCGAATATCCAATAAGTCCTCAATTACTTCACGACGATTGGCAGTCGTAAGTTGCATAAAAGGCACAAAAGTACTTGAACCCAGAATCACAATTTGGGTGAAAGATTTATAATTTACCTTGAGAATATTTTCTTCCAGTAATTTCTGATTGATACGGTCATCAGATTCCTTATGAAGTTGCTTTCCATTTACTTCAATATCAAAAATATTTGGTTTGATTCCACGACGAACCAAATAATCCCGACTATTGACAGAAAACTCAATCTCAACTAAACAATCTTTTTCATTTGTCGTATTGACTAGTTGATTTTTATTGATTTTCCTAAAACTTTTATTGAATAAAACAAAAGTCAGAGCATCAAGTACAGTTGATTTCCCTGCACCATTTGCTCCAATAATTAAGTTTGTATTATTCTTTTGGAAATCAATCTCCGTAAAATGCTGTCCGGTAGAAAGAAAATTCCGCCATTTAATTTTTTTGAAGGTTATCATTTTTAGGAGGAATTACAATATCATCAGTAGTAATTACGGCATACTTGTAGTTGTTATTCTTACAAGTTTTTATGGCAAGTTCGTCATCAACTTCCACGATTTCCATTTCTTTTTCGTAGTCTTCATCATACTCAAGCATCATAGCATATCGAGTGGCATCATCCTCTTCTTCAAATAAAAATAAAACCTTTTCTCCATATTGGTCCTGAACGGCATATGCTCCATCATCTTTACGACCCTTAAGAGTTAAAAGAAACATTTTACTCCACTTCGCAAGCTTGTTTATAAAGATCTTCAAATATACTTTTGATAGTACTCTTATCAAAATTAAATTCCGATTCATCAATATAACGATTTAGAATTGTAATAGTATTTTCATCTTCACTAATATCAAATTCTTCATTCTCTTGAATTTCAAAATTTTCAATAATTTTTAATTCTTGAACTCCAATACTATAAAGTTTATCAATAAACTTTTCAAAAGACTTTATATTTGATTTCTTACGGACGATTACTTTGACAATTTTATTTTGATACTCTGTTGCATCAAACATTTGATGCGGAGTATCCTCATAGTAAATGTTATAGAATAATTTATAAGGATTATTGATTGGCGTGTGCTCTAGAGTTTCGGTATCAAAGATATGAAATCCACGAGTATCATTTACATCCGTCCAGTACATTTCATAAGGATTACCGAGATAGAACACAGTTCCATTATCAGAACGAGTGTGGTAATGACCAGAAAATACCTTTGTGAAGTTTGAAAAAAGATTTGCTTCCAGTCCATGATCCTCCATTACAAGATGTTTATTGACTCTAAATCCTTTGAGTTCTAAGTGCCCCATCGCAATCTTTGCCCTTGACTTCTGAATAACTTTTAGAGTTTCATCATAGTTCTCACTACAAATCCAAGGAATAAAAGTCATATCAATTCCACAAACCTTTGTATTCGTTGGGGAACTATAAGTCTTTATGTTTGGATAATCTTTGAGAAGAAGTTCTGGAGCATTAATTTCAGTAGAATTACGAAGAAAAATATCGTGATTACCCACAATCATGTGGACTTGATACTTTCTAAGAGGTTCTAGTACTACTTTTTTAGTCCAATCAAGACCCCAGAAATCAATACTTTTACGATTATCAAAGGCATCACCCATATGAATTACCGTCTCTACCCCGTGTTCTTCTAGAGCAGGGAAGAAAACATTATCGTAAAACAATTGAAAATAGTCGTGAAGATTTCTTGAAGCTTTTCTGGCGCTCCAGTGGGTGTCCGTAATAATAGCAATTTTCATAATTTTATTCCAAATAATACCAATCAGTATATTGTTCCAATCTACATCTGCGACGAATATTGACTGGATTTATACCGACGACTTTACTTGCTTCAACGGCATCTTCGTATATTATACCACAACAAAAAACTTTTTGGGTGGTCCTTTGTTTTCTTTTAGATTTATCCTTCCCCCTTTTTTGGTTTTTTGCCATATTGACAAATCTTTCATAATTATCCAACATTTTATCAGTTGGATTTTTCCATTTTTCTTTTAATTCTTTAGATTTTATTTTTCTATTTCTTTCACTCAATTCTTTCCTTCTTTCTAATGCTTTTTGACTATTTTGATCCCAATAATTTTTGGTAATCTCACTTATTTTTTTCTTTGTATTATCTGTTCTTGGAACAGAAACCCACCCAGAAGTTGCTACAGATTTATTAAAATATTCTTTACTATTTTTAACATCTAATTCTATATGAATTTTTTTCTCCTCCTCAACTAATTGCTTAGGAGATATTTTACCATATTCTGATATTATTTCAAAATAAAAATCATCTCTATTATTTTTTATTTTTTCTTTCCACCATTTACAAATAGTAAGGTCTCCACTATACCAATCTTTTTGTTTGGATGACGGAGATCCGAAATATTTTTTACCATAGTTGTATTTCGATCCCACATAATAATAAGGGGGAGTTTGATTTTTTAGATGAGGAAGATATGTTATTTTATAAAGAATATTCATTCTATTTTTTTATTACCACGATACTATTTATAAAAATAATATCTAAAAATCATCAATTTCCGTTTCTGTATTGAATAGCATCTTTCATACTGTTGTACTCCGAATTGTTCCCAGAAAGCACTCCGTCATCAATTGTCATAACCTCATCATAACCAGTTCGTTCAATAATTTTATTTTTAATCTCCAATTGTTTCTTTTCTTTCTGAATTCTCCTTAGAAAGGCATAATGAATAATCTGAGTAAAATAAGCAAAGGGATTCTGAGACCTTTCTGGATTGAAATTGTGAATGTACTGAACGCAATTCTCTATTCCATCGGAGCACATATCCTCACGGAACATATAATTTACAAAGTTAGGTTTATAGGAAAGGTGAGTGGCAATCTTTAAAAAGCATTCTCCAAGATAATCTGGAATTCTAGGTTTTCCTTCCCATGCACCAGACTTAGGAGGATACTTATCGTACTTCTCAAAATACTTCTGTGCTGCCTTATCTACTTTAGATCTATAAACAATAAGAGATTCTAATAACTCTTTATTGTTTACATAATGTTCTGATTTCTTTTTAGGCATAGCATCGAACTTTTAGTATAAGTTGTTATCATTATAGCACACACCGCAAGGGCTTGACAAGTATTGAAAAACCGTATAGACTATGTTTGTCCCCGTTGAAGATAAGTCTTAGCTTTCTTTATTATCTTTAAAGAGATTCTCCAAATTCTTTCTTGCTTCCTCTACCGAAGATACATAACCCATTGTTGATGAAGGCTTGACTTCTCCAAATGGTTTATATACTTCTATTGAATCATCACTTACATAATATTCATATAACTGAATTAATTTAACGTCTTGTGTTTCAGTCATCGTAATGACTTTATCAAGTTTAATCAAGAACATATCATCACTTGACATTTCTATCCAAGGCTTAATCTTCACATAAGAATCACCGGTAGAGGTTGTTACAGGTTTCATTACTACAGGATTTTGTAGTATAATAATTGGATCACCATCATTCTCATCTATCATTATAAGTGATAGAATCTCCTCACTTGATACTAACTTTAGAATACAATAAAACTCTTCTCCCATATTAATCCTTAAGTGGTATGTTTACAATATCGTAATTGAAGTTCTCTTCATTATAAATCTTGATTCTTTCAATTAGGTGATTGAGTGTATAATTTTTTCTTGACTTATAACTAATATCATCGGCAATATCATATAAAGTTGCCTTTACTTTGTTTTCTCCTTTTCGTAAGACTCTTCCGATGGATTGGAGATTTCGTATCCTTGATTTGCTAGGCGAAGCAAATATAACATTATGAAGATTTCTGATATTGACACCAGTAGAAAAAGTGCCATAGGAAGCAACGATGATTGCATTATTCTCTCTTTCGGTAATTTCCCTAACTAATTCTCGTTCTTCGGTAGCAACCCCACCATGAACAAAGAATACGTGTCTATTGTCAGTTTTGCTATTATTTATGAGTTCGTAAAGTGGTTGCCCGTGACCTTCTACTCTGGCAAAAAGAACAAGAGTATTGCCTTTTAAATCAAGAGCAAGATTTTTTATAAAATTATTTCTTTTTTGATGATTTATAATATACTGAACCTCATCCTCAAATACTTCAAACCTGTGAGGAGGATGCTTCAGTAGTAGAACCTTAATATCTAATTGGGCAAGATGACCTTTCTGCATTAGTTCATCTGTCTTAATAATCTTATATGATGGACCAAATAAACCTTCCAAAACCCACTTATGAGTTTGAGAACCATCAAGTGTTCCGGTGAATCCAAAGCGATATTTGGCATCACAAAGTTTCGTCATTATAGATATTAATGACTTGGATTTAAATTGGTGTGCCTCATCTCCTACGACTACATTAAATCTGGAAAAATACTGCTTGGGAAGTTTAAAAAGGGACTGCCAAGTACTGATAATAACTTGGGAATCAGTTTCTCTTTCCTTACCAGCATATATCTTGTGG